CTCATTATTACCTTATTCCAATAAAACCATTCATAATACATGAAAACCGCAAAACCCAAACGCAACCCAACCCAATCTAAGAAGAAGAAGAACACAAATGCAACGCCTAGACCTAGAGTCCAAGCTCAAACAACTGTTCCTCGTCCTCAACCTGTCAAAACTCAGATACTCCTTTCTCAATGTGCTCGTGACTATTGGCACACGCTTGGAAACCCTACTGAAGACAATATGGGGTGTGTCCCTTCAGACATACCAACAACTTCTTTTAAACAGAGGTGCTTCGCAAGAGGCACTGGCTCTACCGGCACTACAGGCCTTGGCATGATAGTAGCAGATCCTTATAATGCTGCTATGAATGACATTGACTGTGTTGCTGTGTCCACTTCCACGTTTAATTCATTGACCATGACCTACAGCAATCCAAACGTAGCGCTTATAAGTTCCAATTCCAACTATGCAGCTATTGACATAGGTGATGTTAGTCCCAAGGCTCAAGTGAGAGTTGTGGGTGCTGTCCTTAAGATACAGTTCGTTGGCACCAGATTAAATGCTGGTGGCATCGTCACTGCTATCCAGGATAGAAACCATGACACTCTAGCTAACCGTACTGAAGCGAATTTAGCCTCAGACCTAGCATCACGTACATTCGAGTTCAACGAGAAACCCATCTATTTATACTATTATCCAGCCGCTCCATTAGAGTACGATTTTGTACCTGTGGTTCCAGTTTCCTTTAATGGTATAGCCCTTACTAACGACAGATATTATATGGGCGCTTACATAACAAGTGCTGCAACATCACAGAAATTCTGGTATGAGTTCTTTGTGGTCCATGAGTTCCAAGGAAGAGATATCCGAGGTCAAACTCCAAGCCACACTGATCCCAATGCCGTTGCTGCTGCTTCAGTTGTTATGGCTAATAGCTACCCAACTCAACAGAACCCTCAGACTATGGAGAAGTCTATTTTCTCCAAAGCCACTGACTATTTGACTCAAGGAGTTACTACAGTCACTGAAGGCATACAGTTTGCTCAGAATGCTTCAACAGCGTTCCAGACTTTATCTAAAGCAACTGTAGCTTTTAAGACCACTCCCTCAATTTTGTCCATCAAATAATTCTCCTCAGATTTTCCACACATTCCCTTTTGAATATTGTGTGGACACTTTAAATTGATTTTAG